GTCATAGTTCGTAACTACTGAATAAGGTTTATTGTTTATTGAAACAACACCCAGAGGTTCACAACGAGTTCCTTTTATACCAACAGCAATGTCATCAACACTTGCTAATGGTGGTTTAAAAACTTTCGTTGAAACAATCTCCAAGTATTCCTTCGCATGTCTCGATTGATCTTCATGATCTCCAATCAGGAATTCATCAAACAAAATTATCTTCTGATTAATAAATCCTGACCAAAATTCATCGTTAATTGGTCGGGTGTAAACATCTCGTTCTTCAGTCATAAACAGGTCTCGAATAAATTTAGAAACAAATAGAGTTTTTCCATATCCAGCAGGTGCTGCAATATGTAATGAAAAAGGATGGTCACGGTAGGATTTCTCCAAATCGTAATTCTCCAACATTGCCAAAATCTCCATCATATTAACTAAAATTCGCACAAAAACATTTGCAGTCGTAGGGGTTTTAATCTTTGATCTCAAACCTTGAGCTTCAGTAATCAATTCAGTCAACCATTGTCGATATTCCTTAGAAACCAAAACTTTCGGGATCTTTTTAAGTCGTATCACCGCATTGGCTCTAATCATCCATTCTTCAATCATCAATTTCTCTTTATCTTCAGCAGATCCAAATTTAGTTTTCAAAGCAGATTGTAAAGCAATAGGTAATAACAAAAATAAAGATCCCATCAACATAGAACCAGCAATTCCACCAGCAACTAAACTAGTAAACTCACGGCATCTTTTCGATATTGATGTAAAATCAGTAAATGTCAATCCTAAAACCAAACAAATAAGCGTCAAAAAACCAGCAATAGGGTCAGAAGGGGCCTCAGCCTCACTCTCACCATCATCATCATTCTCCTCAGTTTTCTTTCCTTTAGATTTAAACCATTTAATCAGTGTGTCAATCACTCTTGAAGCAACATTCATCGTAAACAGCCCTAAAAGCTGTATTATTATAGATAATGCAACAACAGTAACAACAACAATCAAACCTCCATACATAGTCATATTTTCAGTTATAAAAGTAACAGGATCAATAATCTTAACAATAATTCTTCGAATCATTTTGAAAACTTTATCCAATATTTTTCCAATTGTCTCGGAAATAATATTAAATGCAAATTTCATTGATTCTACAATTTTGCCAAAGATTCTTGACACCATCTCTTTCACAGATTTCGCAGCAGTACCAGCAGCACCTTTCACGGCGTCAATGATACGTTGTACGAAATCACCAACAGATTGTGCTTCAAAGTCCATACCAGTCAAAGTTTTCTTTTGTCCAAAATCATGAGTCACTCCATAATGTTCTCTCAATTCATAAACCAAAGTCAAAAATCGATCACGGGATATAACAGGGTCACATACAAGTCGTTTATCAATAGTAGTCAAACTAATAACAGTAACAAAATGCTTGTGATAATGTTCTCCGGCTTCAAATCCATTCTTTTGTGTAAATTGTCGTAGTCGTAATTCATAACAGATTGCCAATAAATCATCCAACGTTCCTTTATCAAAATAATACTTATCTCGTTCGAATTTCATTCCGCACATACAAGCACATTTAATATAATCGCGTCGTTGATGTTTACAAAAACGAGGTGAAACAACGTATCGGACTAATCCTGATTTCATTGCTTTTTCATACTCTCGTTCTTGGGCATAGGTCATTTTTTCTTCATCTTCACTTGAATCATCAAAGTCCAAGTGGTCATAAGAACATCCAGCATTACCAGATTGTTCTTGGTTTTCATTAGAATCATTAGCTGAAATTGTTGAGGACAAAACTTTATAAATTTGGTCCTCATCAAAATTCACCTTTGATCCATCTCTCTCAGGCAAGTCAACAGGTGTCGTCAAATGTCTAACTTCTTCATAGTAGTCATCATCAGAATCATTATTGGGAAAATTCACTTCTCTCCAATATTGAGGTTTCAACACCTTCGCTTCCTTTTCTTCATTCTTCTC